CTAGGAATCCCACACTCAAGGCATGAGTCATTCCCCGGTAGCTCTCTATCGTTTATAGTAAGGACGTACTCGTTCATGTAAGGATCGAACCCTCCTAGCTTCTGATAGTTTAGGTTGTCCTTAAACTCCCCCCTAAACCAAGATCGCATCCCACTACCTGAGATCTCTACCAATTGGTCCATAGAAGACCTACCCCCGCCTCCCTTTAATTGAATAACAGACCCCCTCTTTGTATCCGTAAAGTACCTGTCTTCTCCCCAATGAACATAGCTCTCAGGGTTGTGACTAATACCAAACTTCTCATTCCTAGCAATCTGAGTCCCCAAGACTTCAGGTGTCGTTGTGACAACCCCTCCCGCCGAGGCGTCAGATAACAAGTTCTTCCCTGCGAGTACATAGGATATCTTGTCCTCCTGCAGGACCAATACATCTGTCTCTCTACCATCTAATATATAGATCGGACCAAACGAGCTCTCTAGTGGCTTGAAGTTTAATAAGCCTAAATTAAATTCATTTAGCTTATTGACATTGGTCTCGTTGTTGTAGACGCCACTGTATGTGATGTCGGCATATCTCCTAGTCTCCTTGTAGTCCTGAGCAGATACGGTTGTGACCCTATTACCGAGATCGAAACTCCTCCCGATTATTGAGTCGCGTACCTTGTAGCTCTCGACTCCGTTTCCGAAGCTGAAGCAGTTAAAGAACTTGGTGTCAACAATAGCGGGAATCCCTAAACTAAAGTTTTGGTTTTGGATATTACCTCCGTGTGAGCCATCTACCCCTATAGGGAACGACTCTCCGTTCTCATAAAACACATCAGGTAATGCATCGGTTGGTATAGTTTCAAATATAATGTTATTAATAGCTCGGAATATTGTTACCGATAAATTAGAGTTAACCCTTCTATCTGAAGCTGCTTGGTTACCGGAACAAGGAAGTCCACCTGAAACAAATAATGTTACACCTAATCCTGATGGTTGAAACTGCCAAAAGTTTTGGGCACCAGTTGGACTAGAAACTATTGGTGGTGGAAATGGAATAAATACATTACCAATAGGACCACCTACCTTTGAACCGCTATCAATTGTAAGATCTATACTGTCACCAATAAACCAATCCTCTAGATTTCCATACTCTGCAGAGGCTGTATATTTTTGACTAAATCTATATTCTCTTTTGGCGCACGCCGTTCCGGGTAAAAATCCACCCGTCCCTCTACGAACGTCCTGATATGATAGGATTATAATACTACCTGATGGTATTGTTACATTAGATAAATCACCCCAACGCATATCAATACTATTGATATTACCAAAATTTGGAATTGAATAACTTCTTTGTAATGCCTGAGATTTTCTAAATGTAGCCTTTGGGTTAATCTCTAATGAAAAGTTATTAGCATTCATTCTCATGTAGACACCCTCGGGGGAACCGGAACCTACGGCACCGGGACCTTGGAGCTTCTTCTCTAGTACCGTTGTATACACACACTTCTCTAACGGTCCGCTTGTGTCAGCCTTTACAATGAACCTATCACCGAGCTCTACCTTTGTTGTATTTTCTCCGACCAATAACAACCAAACATCGTTTGTATCAGGAACTTGAAAAAATATGTTACTGTATATTGTCTCGAACTTATCCCTATCAGGCTTAACGACAAACTTATACCTAGTAGCCCAACTAGGAGCGACTTGTTCTTTCGGTATTGTCACATACAACTCGTTCTGTAATGAAGAGTTCTCACAACGTACATACGCTGTATTATTAGGACTAACTAGGGCTGTAGTAGCCCTATTAAACTCGTCCATATAAACAATACCAACCTCATAACCGCGATTACTGTGCAGGCTCCTAGCGGTTCCTACCTCTTGAAAGGTAGCGTTTGCGTTTATAATCTTGTAGTACTCGTACACACTATTTGTTGGGCTGAGCACGTCGTCTACGTACCTCATCGATACCATCTGAAGCCCGATCAGTTTACTAGGCGTACTTGTGATTATTTTAATTGGCTCACCCGAGCCGTCGATACCACTCTCATACTTTGTGTATCCTCCTAGAGTAAATGGTAATAAGCAGTTTAGCGCGTCCGTAAATGTGGTGCCGTCACATGAAGTGAGCACACCCGGTGTCCCGTCGTACACGGGCTTTATATTACCTGATGGTAACGCTGTGCCGACAGCATTCATAAACTCCGGAGACGTGGCTAGGTCGTAGACAGAGGTATAGTCTCTCAATAAAAAGAATGTAAAGTTTAGATCTACAGGTCCCGTGGGGGATGGACTCGGAAGTGTTATAGGATCTTTAGTGAATCCATTATGATCAATAGTAAGATCTAACGATATAGAGGCACCCTCCACAAGCTTTGCATCCGTTAAGTTTATATAAACAACGGAGTTATTTATTGTCACGGGAACATCTATAGTATAATTACCTGACTGATTATTATCGAAGAGGCGTATAGTATTTATAGCCTTTGACTTTAATTCAACAAAGTAGTCAAGCTTAGTTGGGAAACCTTCTAAGTCAATCAGGTCGTATCCCTCAACGTAGTTGCCAAACATGAGACGATTACCCATAATGGTCTGAGCCTTAGCCAACCTAGGTACGTTATCGAACAGCCTCAACAGCTCAGAGTCGGGAAGTACTGTAAATATCTTACTGTTAGAGAACTGATAGGTGTAGAGTGTATTGTTATTTAGACCTAGTCTGTTCTTGTCGAGCTTCTCAATGACCTTAATAACATTAGAGTCTGCCAACTTAAACAACAAGTCAATGCCCTTAACTAATGGACCACCACTATCGTAGGTTATCTCACAAGAGTTGTATAGGTTCTCCATACCCTCGTTAAGGGAGCTACTAGGGTTAAGGTCAAAAGACTTAGGTACGAACGCAGGCTCAGTCCACTGTGACGTGGCAGAGTACTCTCCATTCTCGTACTTGTATCTATAAGCAAAACAAACAAACCTATCCTGAAGGAAGTTCTCTTGGGTGGTGGTATTATATAGTTTAAGTAAAGGAGATGTTGTAGGTGGCTTCTTTATCAATAACAAGGACTCAGCAGTGAACTGATCTATGTCTAATAAAGGAGCAGGGTATATATTATTCCTATTAATAATGCGAGGCTGATTGTAGTCATCCGTAAATGGAATAAAATCATCGATGATATTAAGACCCGTAATTAAATACTTCGGATTAAAGTTTAGTGTGGTGTTAACACCACCCCCATCATCAATGCTTATTACTATGTACGTAAGTAGATTAACATTAAAGTCATAGGACACAATCATATCCAACTTACCCGTAGCCCCAACAGAAAAGTTAGAGTCGTGAACAAACCAATAAAGGATATTTCTATCTGAGTCAGCTACTGCACCTATACACCTAGCGTCATCACTAAGTGCAATAGCCCCCGTATAAAATAATTCAGCAGACAAGTTATTGCCGACAACATTCTGTATGACACCAATGTCCGACTCCTCGGTTGATCCCATCCTTATATTTAATGCATCGATGTATTGACCATCAGGAATCAGTCGCGCATCGACGTCCTTGTTCATCTTCCCTGTAATAAAGTTCCTATTAAATGTAGTCATATTATTTTATGATCTTGTTTTGTCCTCTCAATGACATTAATAATTTCCCGGGATGGATACCACTCATTCTGATTTTTGCGTTCCTAAGTAAGGATGTCTTCTCCTTTCGGTACCTATTAACTACGTACTCCTGAACACCCAACTTAGAGCCTAGTATCTGATACTGAATGTATGCGTACACAAAGTTCTCAAATAGTTTGTTGACACTTATAAGTGAATCGTCTCCTCCCTCCATGCCATCTGATATGTACTCTAACACACAAGTTTGGTTAGCCATCTGAGAGTCAAAGTTTATAACACCACTCTTGTTGTCTATCCTAAACGTTGGATTAAAATTGGCTGTCTCTGTGTTTAAGCCAAACCTTGCACCTACAGAGTAATCAAAATACCAATTACCATCCACGCAGTACCCGTTGTTATTATTAAACTGACTATTTGAGTTTAGGTAGATTGATTTCTTGGTGCCCTTGATCCTGTCTATGTCTAGGTTTGAAAACTGAGGACTAAGCACGTTACCATTCTGATCGAATAGTACGTTGCAGTTGTTGTCCTGAAGGTAGGAGTTAGATGATAGAGCTTGAATGTTCTCAGTAAGTGGTCTAAGGACTCCATCCTTGTACAAGGATATCCTAACCCAATTAACGTAGTTGGGTGGTAGTATGTACCTCAAGTCATCACAGACAAATAGCTCTAACACCTTTATCTCCTTAAATGCATCATAGTTAAGTTCTTGTATAGCCCTCTTTGCATGGAAGATTACCTTATATCTCTCCTCGTTATTAACAAGCGAGTGGTTACCCGAATACATTAACATATAATTATTAACGATATCGAATAGGCTCACGTATTGATATGATCCATGATTAGCAGGGTCTGTGTAGTACTCAAACTCAGTTAGGTATGCCATGTGTTAAGATTGTTTTTCTTGTATTTCTTTTCCCGTCATGTACTGAACTATTTCAGCCTCTCTTATAGAGAGACCACAGTACTGTAGTATCTTGGTGCACAACTTATACTCGTCCTCTAGTGGTAACTCAAAGTCTTGGTAGTCTAACTGAGACTGATCAAACGATGGCTGTCCGCCTACTAATGATGTGTATGTCCACTTAGGATCATTTGGCAGTCTAAAGTAAGAAGCCCTTACCTGACCAAAGCTCGATATGCTATCAGGATAAACTATTAGATTAACTCCTCTGTGCGTATACACCGGAAACATTGTAGATGGAGATGTAAGGTTAGACAACCTAAGAGAATTAATGACGCTAAGGTTTACCTTGTCTATCTCCTTAAAATTTCTTGTTGGCTGTATGTAGTATGTTAGACCGACAGATGAAAATAAGTTAGTTGATAATACCAACCTTGTCGCAGTCGATACGCTATTAACAATAGCAAAGACTCCGTTGACTCCTGTAGTTACTATATCACCCGGAACTACTCCCAATGCAATAAAGTCCACCGAGGTGTCATCTAATTCGTTAATAACAACAGCAGTATTAACACCCGATATCATCGGATCGGTATAATAAATAATTTTGTTTATGACATACAAGACATCGCCCGTAGTTGTTGGTGACGGAATAGAAAACGTCGACTCTCCTGCAATACCAACAGAGAGACTTAACAACCTAAACTCTGCAAATGTTTCAATAGCATCCTCAACTATTCGCTTTTGGTCTGCATAGTCAACACCTGAAGCTCTTGCGTTCTCAAGATTTATCGTCTTGTTATATTCCTTAAAGTAATCTTCAAAGATTTCTAATTGAGCTTGCTTGGAGAACAAGTTAAAGTCTGATGGAGATATATACCCATAGTTATTTTTATTGAGTACGGACAATACCGTGTTTCTTACAGAGTTTATCATCTATCTACATTTTTACAAATATAAAAAAAGAAAGGGGTATAAAATATACCCCTCGCAAAACAATTATTATTATTAAGATTCTAATCCTAAAGGATAGTCTCCAACATCTTCAGTGAATCCAATCCCTCATCACTTCTAAGGTATGAACCCGCCGCATCGTATGGATCTTGCCCATAAGGGACAGACATCATTTTCTTTTTATTGGTTGGTGTGTTAAACCAAACCTCTTTGTTTCCGTTTCTAAACGTCAATAAGTTTGCGTCAAAGAACTTATGGATGTCAGACTTGTACTTAAGCTCAGGATCTTTCAACATGTCCATGAAAGAAATAGGGTCCTTCTTTGCGAATACAATAACATCCCTGCGAAGTACTGCAGTAGTCACTAGCGAGGGGTCCTTACCAAACATAACCCGAGACATGGTCTCTAGTTGTTCGACAGTTAAGCTACGTGCCTCAATCAACGCATCCACCTCAAGCTCTAAAGCATCGCTCTCTTTCTTGGCATCTGCCTCATGGTCAACAAGTTCAAATGCAATCCCTAGTAACGGATGGAAGTGAAGGAACTGCTGTAATACCGGATTTGTTCTTGGTACAACTAGTTGCCCATCCTCAAACACAATCGGTTCTAAGATAGCGTTCCCATCCTGCTCATCTTCGAATGGAGACTTCTGATTTCTCGCATACCGAAGTGGCTTATTAATATTTTTTTCTTCGTCAAACCACATAAGGGGGTACCGCTTAGTATTCCTAGATGGTAGAGTGAATGACAACGGACTCTGTCCGTTCTTTAACTTGTAGACCTTGTCGGTCTGTGTGATGTTTGCTTTGTTTGTCATTTGATATGATTAGATGTTTAAAGAAAGGGAGAGTGTCCTCAAGGACACTCATCCCTATTCTATGATTAATAATTAATTATGCTGCTCCGTAACGGAATAACACGAAGTTGTTTGCTCCAAGGGTACAAACGCAACGCTCAGACAAGAAGTTTACCTCCATTGCATCAAGGTCGCTGTTGCTAGCACCACCGGCAGATCCCGTGATCCACGTCTTATACTTGCGATCTTCAGCATCAGACTTACGGTAACGAACGTGTAAGAAAGGACGCTTAGCGTTCTTACCCATCACCTGATCGTATACAGTAGTTGAACCTGCAGGCACAAGCAATCCTGAGATTGTACCATTAAGACCTGAAGTCGTAGCAGCACTCAAGCCACCACGCATTGTTGGGTCATTCAGGTACTTCCAATCAGACTTGTAGAAGTCATAACCTCTACGGAATCCACTGAATCCAAGGTTCAATGCCATGTTGGTATCGTTGTCGAACAATCCAAAGGATGCACTGTTCGCAGAACCGGTTCCATTGAAACCATTCAAGGTAGCCAACATATCATCGATATCGAAACTCATGTCGCGATTAACGAATAATGCATTCTCCTCGATTGATCCCTGCTTGTCAAGACGTGCAACAATAGTGTCGAAGTCTGCCAAAGTTGATGGCGTACCACCTCCCCAAACATTACCACGGTTACCTACTGCATAGAACACCCCCTCAGATCCCTTGAATCCTGCCGTGA